AAGAAAAAGTTGGGACCAGCTTTGAGTACCATGAAGAAGGAACAACTCGTCGAAGAGTGTAAGAGACTAGGTCTAGAAGATACGGGGAAAGTTGCAGAAATGCGAGAGAGGATTAAAGAATCGAGGGCGAAGAAGCAAGACTCCATCCAAGACCTATTTAAAAATTACGAGCAAAGAAATAACAAGGAATGAGTCTCTACGAGAAAATTGGTGATCTCATCGATGAAGAAGTCAGTCAACGACTTGTTGCGATGATGAATGAATATGTCGATATCATCTCAAAGAAGCATGGAATTTCAGCTGAGTTACTTTTGAAAGACATACCAGAACCTTTCACAGGGTCGATATGTAAAGGGATCAAAAACGATGGCCGAAGATGTCCATACAAGGCTGTGTATAACGGTTTCTGTAGACATCATACGAAAAATACCAATCGTGGTGAGTTTCGGGTAATTCCTAGAACAAATAGTCATATACATGGTCCAGATCAGATGTATGTCAAGGGGTGTCCAGGTTGCGAGGTTTCAAAAGAGCTTATAGATTTGAATACCATGATTGGTAATGAGTAAATCCGGCATTCTACTATCATCCATAAACACCTTCTATGACGACGAAAAGAACCGAACTAAATTGATGTCTGTTCTAGATAAATCGAGTGGTATTTCACTTCGAAATTTGGAATGGTTTATCACGAACTATGCAAAGAAAAACAATACTTCATTCAAGACGAATGATGGAAAACTCTTCACAGTCCATTGTGCGTACAAGTCAAGTCTTGATGGGTACAGTAAAAAACTTTTTGATCCATTCTGTCGATCAGAGAAGTTTACGTATAAAGTTCCGAGTACATCTCATGAAATTCAGACAACATTGGCGCAGTTGAATTTCATCAAATGGTGTATCAAGAATAACATCATTGATTATATCGCATCAAATAGAACAACTCTGTTTAATAAATAATTCGAGCTTCTCCATTCCTGATTATCATCATATTGTAACTTTTTGCTATGATTATAACCTGCTTGGGAAAATATATTGGTTCAATCCCGAAAACTTCAATGTAATTATCATCGAAGTCGAACGTTCCATGTCTTCCATCGTACTCAAGTTCCATGGTGACCCTTGCATCTTTTATCGTACTAAAATTGAGGTGACCCGATGGTCTCAATTCATCTGGATACAAAGCAAAGCTGTACATGTTGATGTTACGGAAGTTTGGGGAGCGTTTATGATACAAGTTTGGTAAAGATGCTGACAGAAATATATTTGAACCTGTCGTATTGTCTAGAATTTGTGTACCATCACAATCGAGTGTTGTTGTTTTCTGTTTTGAGTACATGAGGGGTACATTCTTCTTAGCTCGAATCCATTTGTTGAAAATGGATTCTGGGTAAGCCACCGTGAGCTGTGTGATTAGGAACTTGAGATTGTTATTCCTCGTTTCTGACAACGACGTGATGTTTACATATGTCGTGAGTTTGGTGACGTTGTCGGTTACATTTGCTTCAGTAATCAATGGGTCTTTCAGAGCCTCTAACAAATAGTAGAAGTATCCTCCCCATGCAGCCTTTTTGTTGACATTGTCCGTTAAAGTCGAAGTGGTGGCGGTACCATCATCAATATCAGTGAGTAAGGTTCCTAAAGTAATAGATAAAGTGTTTAGATGAGAAATTATGTAATCGTCTATGAAACCTGCGTGATTTACAGAGCCTACTATATATAATTGTTTTAATAACAATAACTGCGTCTCACCCCAAACTTCTTCCTCTTCTAGATTGGCTACAGCTGTGGCTCGCTCTTCTGTATCTGTGATGGCAGATATACCACTGATAGTGTCTATCGCATTTTGCGGACCACCAACTGCAGTGAGATATTCCACTAACGCAGTTATCACATTTGATTCTCCTATCAATCCTGGTGCAATTTGTCGCAAATCATTCAAATCGTAGTATGCCTCTCCCCATAAATTCAGTGAAATTATCGCATCTATGACATTATTTTGATCGAACTGCGTGTATCCCGTCATATTGGGAACATTTTCCTCAATTCCTTTTAGTTTTAGTGCGTCTATATAAGTCGCGTCAGCGGATGTTTGTGTGCGCAATGCGTTTATGATACCAAACGCTTCATCACTCCATGCGTGTGAAGTGGCTATACCCAACATAATTGGGTCGCGTTCCTGAGCGTTTATGTTGGGTAAACTATCAAGTACCCCATTTATTCCCCCCTTTAGAGCATTCAGTCTAAACTTGAGTGTTGGTATCGCACCGAGAATACCAGTTAAATATCCAGTTAGGATTGGTGTATCTGTTTGATCGTTGTTATCGTAATCCAATACAAGTTTAATGATATCGTCACCCCATATCGGTGTTTGACGCAAAACCTCTACACTTGCGATGCGTTGTTGGGATGTAGTACCTGGAAAATCACCGATTACATCTAACATACCCTCATTTAAAAATTGTACACTCACACTATTACCAGATTGAGTGTATACAGCATCAAGATATGCTTTAAGACCTGTTATGGTAGCTGCTTGCGCATTGATTGTATCTATGTCATTACCTGGATTTATAAGTAAACTTTTAAGTTGGATACGTTGGTAACTTGGTGTATCCCCCCATAGTGTAGCCCCCCCAAGTTTGAGTAATGCACCTACGATTCTTGCACGTAGATACTCTGTTTTACCTGGGATACTATCCAACACTGCTTTCATCCCCAGTTTTATGATGTCAAATTCTGTTTTGGTGTTATCGAGAAATTCTATCAGTTTCGTAACCGTAGCAACCTGATCGGTAGCACCTGGTTTGAGTTCAGACAAACCACTCAGGTAGTAACTCGCTGTTGTAAGATATGCACGAAGTCCAAAGATGAGTAGTTTTTCTTGGTCTTCGCGTAGATCAGGGGATTTTAGGAGTTGTAATATACCCACCTGTTCCTCACCCCAAAAATTTTGTATAGTAAGAAGGTTGTTATCGATGATATCTATCCGTTCAATCTCAGAGTCTTTACCTATGAGCGCGTTTAGATTTGAAGTTGCATTTATTTGTGAAGTAATAATTTGACTAGGGATACCGGCGATATATTCTTTGAGATCGTTTATATAAGTCGTTTGATCATCTGGATGAATAGTAGGGTCTTTAAGAGCTTCCAAATCCCCTACATATGGTGTCGTTTCTCCCCAGTAAATAGCTTGAAGCATAGCGTTTATCGCGGCAGTTCGTACATCTTCATCCGTCTCACCCACGAGCGAATCCAAAGCGGTAGTTACGATTCCTCCCCATACTGGAATGAGTTTGAGAATAGTCAGTCGTTCTTTTTGTGCATCTGTGTATTGATCGAGGTCGTAAAGTTCATTTAAATTAGAAATTTGTTCATCCGACCATTTTCCGGTTTTCTTGGCTATAAAGAAAAGTTCCTTGACACAATTTTTAAAATCAAGATTAAAGGTTCCTACTTTGGATTGTGGTTCTATCATGAATTCGTTTCGCTGTCTCTGTTCAAACAGGATATCAACTGGTTTACTGCGTAGCATACAGCGTTCTGTTGTATTCAGATGAACGAGATCCAAATTGACTTTAAAATCTTTTAGTTCTATTTGTTGAAGCACTTGGTTATTTGCCGATGGATCCCAAAGTGTGACACTTTCATATTTTTGTTGAGTCACGAATATAACGTCTATCGCGGGTCTCAACTTTATCCTTAAAGACAATTCTTGATTGTATACAGCACATAAAGGAAACCCGTGTGCCGGGCGTCCGTGAAAATAGAATGGAATTTGAATCCTGTATTCGTTTGTAGTAAATGGATCTATTCCCTGTGTGTTATACTGCCCATCGTGAAATTCCTGTAAAAACTCTCCATCAGAACTTCCCTGAAAATGTTTACCGTGAAGCACGTCTATACTCGACCTATACGATTCGGGTGTGTTCAACTCCCGTTCTATGAATATATCATCTGTCGTAACGATATCAATAATCTGTTCACCGATATATAATTCAACATAGTCAATCACAGAAATACCGAACACATCGATGGGATAAAATTTCTGACCCATCTCACTAGGATCTACAGAAAAGGAGAGAGTAACATTTTGTAAAATATCTCCATACTTTTGAGGAATCGGTACATCTAAAAAATCATCTGTGTACACACCTTCCGGAAAAGAGATTTTATAATTTTCCGATGCGTGGTTTGTATGTTTACTATACCTTTTAGTGAAGAAGGAGAATGACGGGTTTATACTTAAAGCATCACCAAGTTCACCCGACGTCGCGATCTGAACTCGACCTGCCATATATAACTATCTACCATTAATATTTTAAGCCACACAATCCACTTGAATAGTGAAGTATGTTATAACTCTTTGCGTAAATCTGAACTTCTATAGTCTCATCATCAATGCCTGAGTAATCTAACTTGATTCGACATCTTTTATCGATTATACGACTGAAATTTAAATGCCCTGAAGGTGTGTTTTCTTTGGGGTACATTGCGAAAGAATAACTCCCAATATTTTCCTGCGTTGGTAACTGATACAGGGTATTCGAATCAAACGAAACATCCCCATTTACACCTGACATGGAATTTGTAAGTGAGTTTTCATAAACCAGCTTTGAAAATGATTCATTGAACAATGTTGTATTGTTAAGATAGACACCAATTTCTTTGAATTTTGTGTTGAGCATATACTGAATCAATTCTTTATCACCTTGATACGAAAATTTTCTTGATTTCTTACCTGCTATGAAATACATTGTCTTGATTGGATGACCGAAGCGCAAAACAATCTCGGTTTCCTCGGCATCCGTTTTTGGTACATCACGGCGTTTCAATTGTATTTGTGTGATTAATTGATCCATTGGAGTACTTTTCAGATAATTTAATTCATTTTCATCTAGGTAAGCGTATGTGGTCAGCAGCGACGCTGTTTTTATTTTAGTTTCCGTGACATAGTCTGTTAGATATGGTCGTATGAGTTCATTCGAAGGTTTAAACTTTATTCGAACGTAACAATTTTGTTTCGTGAGTTTACAAAATAGAATAGAAGCTGGTAAGTTGTTATAGAAATAAAATGGCAAATCGATGTACATCTGACGCAAATTCCATTCACCATTTTCATCGGGTCCATACGGCTCCTGTTTAGCAGTCGTCAGAGGAACAACACTATCTCTAAAATTATAATCACTCGTATGATATTTATGATATAAGTATATCCAGTCACCCGTGAGTCGCTCGATATGCGTTCCTCCTATGAATAGATCTGCGTATTCGATGGCATGGATACCAACATTGGGTGTAAATGGATCTTCTGCTTCAGGGAAATCTTGTAATGTCGTAGATGCCTTGAATAAAAGTTGGTATCGAAGTGTGAGATTTGTGAGAAGATCACCCATGTCCACAGGTATAATACACATCGTCTCCTGACCAAATTCCGGTTCAAGGAGGGGTTGTTCTCTCACATCGAATGCAAACTTTGTATGATGTTTAAAAATTCCTGAAAAGTGGGAATATGTCGGATTACCCGATATGGACATATCCTGTATTCCCAAAGTTCCTAATGTCAGCGTTCCTGCCATCTATACTTAAATATACGTTTTGTTTTTTAAGTTTGCAATAAAAATCCATTACTGAAAGTGAGTTTTTTATAGCCAGTGTAGTACATATGAAATTTATATTCAAGGTTTTGTATCGGCTCTTGGCCATTTCCATACTGGAGACTTGTATCATCTACCAGTTCAATGTACAATTTCGTTTTTTCTGAATTTAGACCAGAAAAGTCTAGATACCCTGAGGGTGACGTACTCTTCGGGAACATTGCGAAATTGTATGTATAGATGTAATTAAGTAAGTAATTGGGTGAAGGTGGTTCAAAGTCGTATGTTCTTGTCACATCTGTAGCCGAACGCGACAATCTTGAACGTAAAGGGGTATAACTAAAGAAATATTCTCTATCGTTGTTGGATACATTTGGAACACGCTCATCATTTAGGGTAAAGTAAGCACGTTTTAACAGGTGTGGTTCGTTCATGTCGTCGATTTGTGAACGTGTAAAGTTGAAACGATTCGCAGTTGTCGAATAGAACCAACGGTTCGTGTAAGTATCTTTATTATCTTGAGACACAGGTAAACTTCTGTATTCATTCTCATCTTCATATCCTTCATACCTAAAAAACCAATGAAAACATTTTACAGGAACACTGGGCTCCAATTGTACAACAAATTCTCTCCCACTTGGTTCGAGTGGGATACTAGAGTGTTTAAATACAAAATCGTACATAATCTCTTGGTTGGGTCGCATGAAATACAAACGTTCTTCTGGAGAAAGTTTAATCTCTTCGGTGACTACATTGAAACTAGGCATTTTCTTGGATGGTGGTGTCACTGGTAAACCGCGTGTGTTTAAATTATCCACCGTC